AATCCACAGCTAGACGGAGGACATTCTCTGAGAGCATGGGGTGAACGTCTGCACTTTGAGAAGGGTGATCACGATGACTGGACCAAGCTATCTGATGAGATGATTAAGTACTGTGAGCGTGACGTAGAGGTAACTGCCAAGCTGTACACTACCCTCTGCGAAAGGCTTGCTCAGTTTCCCGGTGAGTCCGTCGAACTGGAACATAAGGTTCAGGAGATCGTGTCTCAGCAGGAACGCAAGGGTTGGGTGCTTGACCTTGAGAAAGCTTTCGATATTCAAGCACGTTTGAAACAGAGAAGTATGGAGGTTGAAGATGAAGTACATAAAAGGTTCACGCCGCTACCGGTATTTGTTAAAGAAGTCCATCCAAAAACTAAGAAAGACGGCACCCTTAGTTCTGTTGGTCTTCGCTTTCTTGGGGATGATGTCGATACCGTTGCTGGTCCATTTTCACGCATAGACTGGCCGGAGTTTAATCTAGGTTCACGTCAACAGATTGGTAGGCACCTGAAGTTCTACGGGTGGAAGCCCTCCTCTTTCACAGAGAAAGGTCATGCTATTGTTGACGAGAGTATTCTATCTGAGGTGGACATACCCGAAGCCAAACTAATCGCTGAGTATCTACTGCTACAGAAGAGATCAGCACAAGTTCAGTCTTGGATAGAAGCGGTAGAGGAAGATGGCAGAGTGCATGGTAAGGTCAATACGATTGGTGCAGTCACGGGACGGATGACGCACAGTAATCCTAACATGGCACAGGTTCCTGCCTCTTACTCTCCGTATGGTACTGAATGCCGCGAGTGCTGGACAGTACCGAAAGGTTTCAAGCTAGTAGGTGTAGATGCCTCTGGCTTGGAGCTTAGAATGTTAGCCCACTACATGAACGATGAGGAGTACACACATGAAGTCACGAACGGAGACGTACATACAGCAAACCAGAAAGCTGCTGGACTTTCAACAAGAGACAACGCTAAAACTTTTATCTATGCTTTCCTCTACGGCGCAGGAGATGCCAAGATCGGAAGCATTGTCGGCGGTTCTCGCAGAGACGGAGCAGAACTTAAAGAAAAGTTTCTCTCTAACACACCATCTCTTCGAACTCTACGGGAACGAGTCATACGGGCAACCAAACGCGGACACCTGAGAGGACTAGACGGTAGACGTTTGATAATCCGAAGTGAACATGCAGCCTTGAATACACTTCTACAGTCAGCCGGTGCAATAGTTATGAAGAAAGCATTGACAATACTGGATGAGTATGCTATCATACATGGTATAGACTATAGCTTTGTTGGTAATATCCATGATGAGTTTCAAGTTGAAGTCAGAGAAACTCAGGCAGAAAATTTTGGATGGTTGGCAGTAGAGTGTATCAAGGCGGCGGGTGACAGATTGGATTTGAGATGCCCACTCGACGGTGAGTACAAAGTCGGAAACAACTGGGCAGCTACCCATTAATCTGGGACGTCCCATAAAATAGGAGATTGAAATGAAAAGTATCGACACTCTCGTAGAAGATATCTATACCCTCATGAAGGATCGTAACTCTGGAAAGGGTGTCGATGTTGAAGCCGAGATCGACAAGTTCGGTGAGGCAATGAAGGACATCATGCGTAAGGAGTTTCTCCCTGACTCCGGTCCCCGTGACGGACGTAAGCTTCGCCTCTCATCTGTAGGCAAGAACGATCTGGTTCAGTGGTTCGCATACAACGGCTACCGTGGTGAGCGTATCAAACCCTACACTCTCATCAAGTTCATGTACGGACACATGATTGAAGAGATGCTTCTTCTGTTCACACGTCTGGCTGGACATGAGGTAACCGATGAGCAGAAGGCTGTGTCTGTTGGTGGTGTGGTTGGTCATATGGACTGTAAGATCAATGGCATTGTGACTGACGTTAAGTCCACCACCAAGTACGGACTCATGAAGTTCAAGGACCGTACACTAGCAGCCAATGATGACTTTGGTTATGTCGATCAGATCAAGGCATATGCCCATGCAGAGGGAGAACGTAAGTGGGCATGGTTGGCAATGGATCGTGACAGCGGTAAGCTTGCTGTCCTTCAGTACGACCTTGATAACGAAGATGATCCAATGCACGAACATTTTTCAGAAAGCATAGAGGAAAGGATTGAACATGTAAAAAAGTGCGTAGAGCAGGAAGACCGACCTTCAAGATGCTACTCTCCACAGGAGGATGGAAAGTCAGGAAACTTAAAACTCTGTACTACCTGCTCTTACTGCCAGTACAAGAGAATTTGTTATCCAGAAGTCCGCGCCTTTCATACTGGCTCTGGTCCCAAGTTCTTAACTACCGTCGTAAACGTACCAAAAAATCGAAAGGGTAATCCCTACCCTGAGATCAACCTAGACCAAGAGGAGAACAACTATGATTGAATTTAAAGTAGTCAACACGCCCCGACATGATCGCTTTGAGGAGCAGGTAACTGCACTGTTGAATGACGGATGGACTCTCCAAGGTAGTCCCTTCGTGTCCCAGACAGGCGGCATGACTCAGGCTCTGATTCGTGAAACCAAAGCTACGCGGGCTAAGAAAAGTGCCTCCGAAGTATCGGAATAACTTTGAGAAAACAGCGGGACTCCTTCTAAAGGATCACTGTAAGTACGAACCTGAGAAAGTCCCCTACGTCGTCCATCGGAATTACATCCCTGATTTTGTAGGTCGTAACGACAAGAACAGGATTGATATTCTAGTGGAAGCTAAAGGTTTCTTTAGAGTAGGGGACACTCAGAAATACAAAGCCATTAGGGATAGTCTCCCTAAAAAGAAGCAGCTAGTCTTCCTCCTTTATAACCCCAACAAGAAACTTAGGAAGGGTAGCAAGATGACAATGGCTGAGTGGTGCGAGAAGGAGAAGTTCAAGTGGTATACCTTGGAGGATATTACAGATGCCTTTACCAATTAAAGAGTTTATTGAGAGACTATCAGAGGTAACTGATCCTCCTCTGTTGTGCGAGTTACTGGGGTTGTCTAGTCAGGATATTCTAGAGAGGTTCTCGGATGTTCTTGAGGATCGTATGGAAGTTCTCAGAGAAATTTATGACCTTGACTTTGACGACGTTATGTTGTATAATAGGGAGTACGATGAATGAATGTTGAACTTATAGACAACATGGGTTCTGACCTCAGTGTCGTGAATGCTGCCAGAGTTTCATTCGATAAAGGTTCCGATTGGAACTATTGGAATGACGACGGTAAGGTAAAAAAATACATGAAGCCTAAGGATGTTAAGCTTATAGAATATCTTGCCAAGCACAAACACTGGTCCCCCTTCAGTCATCCTCAGCTAATGTTCAGAATCAAGGCTCCCATCTTCGTAGCCAGACAACTGGGTAAGCATCAGGTAGGCCTAGCTTGGAACGAGATATCCCGTAGGTATGTTGATACTACTCCTGAGTTTTTCTTTCCAGAGGTGTGGCGGAAATACTCAGAGGACAAGAAGCAGGGATCATCTAACGAGATCATAGACATCAACCCTAAGAATCAGATGGTTGATCCCTATGAGTCATCTGTTAAGACAGCGTTATGGACCTATAACTATCTATTAGAAAAGGGTGTGTGTCCTGAGCAAGCTAGGATGGTACTACCACAGGCAGCTTATACGCAGTGGTTCTGGACAGGTTCTCTCTACGCCTTCTCTCGTATCTGTAACCTGAGGATGGCTAAGGATAGTCAGGAGGAGACGAGAGAGATAGCCAAGGGTATTGACAAACACTGTAAAAAATTGTATCCTGTTAGTTGGGAAGCTTTGAGAAGGAGTGAAGGATGAAGCGTGATGAGATACTAGAGAAAGCCAAGGAGCTTATCAACGGGGATCGTAAGAAGGACTACGGTGATGCTTGGTTGAACCATAAAAGGATTGGAGATTATTGGTCCAACTATTTCGATAACGAGGTTAGCTTTACACCGACTGACGTAGCTGTTATGATGATGTTGGTTAAGGTTGCTAGAGTTCAGCATTCCTACACAGACGATAGCTTTGTAGACATATGTGGATACAGCGCACTTGCGGGAGAGATGTCCCAGATTGGAGAGAAGTAATGGAAGAGTATATAGAAGACGCCTACTTTGATGCACTAATAAAGGAAGGGTTGGACCCAGAAGTTCTTGGGTTTATACAGGAGTTGTCCCAGATAAACCATAGAAGCAACACCTACTTTATTATGCAAGCACTTGAAGAATTTACAGCACACTTAGATCAGAATGAAGAATTCTCAGAAATCACTTTTACTTCACACCACTGAACATAAAGTATGCTTAGGCATATGTAAGCTGGAAGGGGATGTCTGTATAGGTCGTGACAGAACCATCGAAGAGATTAAACGAAAAGGAGAAAGCCAGATATGTACGGAAGAAACTCAGTAGGACCATTGGTCAAACCATGTGACGATCTTCATGCTATGAAGTACCGTCTTAAGAATGAAAGCTTTGAAGAAGCTATTAACAGACAAGCAGGAGTAATGTCGGATGATGAAGAACATCGTAGGGCGTATAAAGAAATCACTATGGACATGCGGTTCCTCGCTGCTGGCAGGGTCCAGTCTGCTATGGGAAGTCCGAGGGATGTTACGGCGCTTAACTGTTTCGTCAGTGGTACAATTGAAGACTCTATGGACTCTATCATGCAGAGAGCTTCTGAAGCGGCTGAGACAATGCGTAGGGGAGGTGGGATTGGCTACGACTTCTCTCTTATTCGCCCTCGCGGTGACCGTATTGTATCTCTTGATAGTTCTGCCAGTGGTCCTGTATCATTTATGCACATCTTTGATTCGGTATGCAGGACGATAGTATCAGCAGGTCACCGTCGTGGTGCCATGATGGGTATGCTCCGTGTCGATCATCCAGACATTGAAGAGTTTATCCGTGCCAAGAAGAACGACAAAGACCTGACCAACTTCAATGTCAGCGTGGCTGTTACCGATGAGTTCATGATGGCAGTGGAGAAAGGTGATAGCTTTGATCTCAAGTACAAGGGTGAGAAGTACCGTACCATTGATGCTCGTATGCTGTGGGACGAGATCATGCGGAACAACTGGGACTGGGCAGAACCGGGCGTGATCTTCATTGATCGTGTCAACGAGGACAATCCTCTGAACTACTGTGAGACTATCGCGGCAACTAACCCCTGCGGTGAGCAGCCTCTGCCTCCCTTCGGTGCCTGTCTTCTTGGTTCATTCAACCTTGTTAAATATGTTGAGGACGGAAAGTTCGACTTCAACAGAATGAAAGCTGATATTCCTCATGTAGTACGTGCTATGGATAATGTTATAGACCGTACCAAATATCCCCTTGAGGAACAGCATAAGGACCATCAGGATAAGCGTCGTATGGGTCTGGGTATCACTGGCCTAGCAAACACCTTCACGCTTCTAGGGATGTCCTATGGCTCTCCTGAGTCCATTCAGTTGACGAAGAAGATCATGAAGACACTGACCTACACAGCATATGAGGCAAGCTCTGATCTTGCAGTAGAGAAGGGATCATTCCCTCTGTACGAGGAAGAGGGTTATATGGCTAGTGGGTTTATCTCTCGACTGCCTAAGGACTTACAGGAGAAGATACGGAAGCAGGGTATCCGCAACAGCCACCTGACTTCCATA